TAACGCATCTATGATTGGTTTTAATGCAACAGTTAGAAAAAATTTATTGATTGGTGGTGCTATAATAGTTTTATCTAATTTAGATAGGATGATTAGCAAACTTAAAGAAGTTGCAAGAATGATGGGAATAATAGACCCAAAAGCTTTAGAAATACCTGATAGAAATAGAGGTCTTATAATTGCTACAGTAAAAGTTGGTAAAATAGAAACTTTATCAGAAGCAATTAAAAGAAATTTCTTTGATGTATTCACATCATTTAAAGATGCAAACAAAACAGCATTAGGAGAAATGCAAGGTAAATTAACATCTATTGGAACAACAATAGGTCAAGGATTAAATAAAGGTATTAAATCTTTTTCAGATGCTTTAGCACAATCAGTTGTATTAGGAAAAAATTTACAAGAAACACTACAAAATTTAGCACAAACAATTATGGTTAAATTACTATCATTTGCTATTGAATTAATTTTAAGAAAACAAGTTGAGTTATTTATTGAAAAACAAATAACAGCAGAAAAAATAAAACAAGCTACAATAGGAACTGCAAATGCTTTATCAGGATTAGGCTCACTCAAAGGATTCTTTGGTATGGCAAATGGTGGAGCAGTAAGAAAAGGACAGCCTGTTGTTGTTGGAGAAAGAGGTGCTGAAATGTTTGTTCCAAATAGTACAGGTCAAATAACACAATCAGCTAGAGGTACAGGTGGTGGTGCAGTTAATGTGAACTTTACAATCAACACAATAGATTCAAGAGGATTTGATGAAGCTTTAGTTGAAAACAGAGCAACTATTACAGGAATAATAAACAATGCTTTAGCAGAGAAAGGTAGAACAGAGTTAGTATAATGAGTGGTGCATTTCCAATATCAACAGCAAAATTTCAAACATTAGGTATTCAAAGTCAGCAAAGCACTTTGATTTCTAAATCAATGTCAGGAAAAAAATTAACAAGACAAATACAAGATCAGAGATTTGGTTTTACTGCTAGAATTATTACAGCAAAAAGATCAGATGTTTATGGAGAACTGATGGCTTTTATTATGAAACAAAGATCATCTAAAGAAGATTTTACAATAACTCCACCTGAAGTTAAAAATGCTAGAGGCGATGTAAGTGGAACTGTTCTTGTAAATGGTGTCCAATCAGTAGGAGACACAACTATAACAGTTGATGGGATGACAGGCACTTTAAAGGCTGGAGACTTTGTTAAATTTGCACATGATAAAGTTTATATGGTTGTTGCAGATGTTACAGCAGATGGGTCAAATGAAGCTACACTTACTATAGAGCCACCTCTTATAACTGCACTAGCAGACGATTCTTCAGTAACTTATGATAGTGTTCCATTTAAAGTACATTTAACAAATGACATACAAGAATTTGGTGGAGTAGGAGCAGATAAAGATGGTAATATTTTATATCAATTTGAGTTAGATTTAGAAGAAACTCTTTAATGAAAAAATACAAAATTACACACTTAGTTAGTGCAGATTTTGAAGCTACAGCTATTGTCAATGAAGATGAGATTGATGAAAAAACTAACGATTTAAAAGAGTATAAAAAACCTAATAGCAAATTTAATTTTACCATGTTAAAAGGTACAGAAACCATAACTAGAACATATTACGAGGAACATGGCGAGAACACTAACAACAGCAGTAAAGAATGAATTAGCTACCAATAATATAAGCCCAATTCATCTTATTACCATTGGATTTGCAACACCTGTCAATATAACTGATTGTATCTTTGATCTAACTTCTTCTGTATCAGGGTCTAGTGTTACATATACATCTTCAGCTTTTTTAATAGAAACACCATCTTTTCAAGAACAAACAGACATATCAAAAACATCATTAAGTATTAATTTATCAGCAGTAGATACATCTTTTGTATCTGTGGTGCTTGGAGAAAATGTAGTTAATGATTCAGTTACAATATTTAGAGGATTATTAGATTCTTCTAATTCTTTAATAGCCGACCCTATTTTATTATATAAAGGAAATATAGATACATTTGAAATTATAGAATCTAATAATGATGCTAGTGTTAAATTAACTGTAGTTTCTCATTGGGCAGACTTTGAAAAAAAATCAGGAAGAAGAACAAATAACATTTCTCAACAAAGATTTTTTAGTGCTGATGTAGGAATGGATTTTTCAAGCGAAACAGTATTAGATTTAAAATGGGGTAGAAAATAATGGGTTTTTCTTTAAGTAAAGCATTTAAAAGTGTTACAAAAGTTTTCAGAGCAGTTAAAGTATTTAATTTCTTAAAAGGCATGAATCCATTTGTTGCTTTAGGAGTATTTGCTATTGGCTGGTTGTTCACAAGATCAATGAGACCTGATGTGCCTGATTTCGGTACAAACAATTTTGAAGAAACTGAAAGAGGTATATTATTAAACAAACAATCCAATAATGCCTGTATTCCTGTTGTTTATGGAGAAAGATTAATTGGTGGTACACGAGTGTTTATAGAGACTTCAGGAACAGATAATACTTATCTTTATGTAGCATTAGTGCTTTGTGAGGGAGAGGTAAATTCAATAGAAGAAATAAGAGTAGATGATAAAGTAGTTACTTTTGATGGAGCAGTAAGAGAAGTTGATAGTAGTGATAGTAACTTTTATAAAGATTCCACAAGCCATATTCAAATTCAAGCTTTTTTAGGACAAGACGATCAAGTAGCATCAAGTGTCTTAACTCCTTTATCATCTTGGGGAAGTAATCATAGACTAAGAGGAATATGTTATTTAGGTTTAAGGTTTAAATGGAATCAAGATATATTTGGTGGCATCCCACAAGTACAAGCAAAAGTAAAAGGTAAAAAAGTTGTTACATTAGCTTCAAACTTATCTGAACAAACAGCATCATTTTCTACAAATCCAGCATTTTGTTTATTAGATTATTTAAGAAATGAGAGATATGGAAAAGGAATTGCTACAGCAGATATAGATTTACAAAGTTTTTATGATGCTTCTCAGGTAGCAGTAACTCAAGTAACACCATATGGAAGTGCAAGTGATATTAATATATTTGATTGTAATGCTGTAATAGATACATCAAAAAAAGTTATAGACAATGTAAGAGAAATAGTAAAAGGCACTAGAGGTTATCTTCCTTATGTTCAGGGTAAGTATAAATTAATTATAGAAACTACAGGGTCAGCTTCAGTATCATTAACAGAAGATGATATTATAGAGGGATATTCATTAGCATCTCCATCTAAAAATTCAAAATATAATAGAGTTATAGTTTCATTTATAAATCCTGACAGAAATTATCAAGTTGATGAAGTGCAATTTCCACCTGTAGATGACTCAGGATTAGCAAGTGCAGATCAACACGCAACTATGAAAACAGCAGATGGTGGTTTTTTATTAGAACAAAGATTTGATTTTAGCACTATTACTTCTCCATATCAGGCTGAAGAAATGGCTGAAATTATATTAAGAAGAAGTAGAGAATCTTTAGGATTGAATATTACTGCAACATTTAAAGCTTATGAATTACACATTGGAGATATAGTTTCAATAACATTATCAGGATTAGGATTTTCAAGTAAAGCATTTAGAGTGCTTTCTATGAATTTTAATGAAGATTATACTGTTAGTCTTAACTTAGTTGAATATCAAGCATCACATTATACTTGGGCAAGTAAATCACAAGTAGCTAGTACACCATCAACAAATTTACCAAATCCATTTACTGTTCAGCCACCAGCAAGTGTAACTTTATCAGACACCTTAGTTCAATATAATGATGGAACAGTTATTGTAGCTTTAGATGTAACTATTGGAGCATCTACAGATCAATTTATAGACTATTATCAAGTTGAATATAAACTAAGCACAGATTCTAATTTTATCATATATGCACAAGGGTCAGGATTAAATCATAGAGTTTTAAATGTAATTGACCAACAAACTTATGATGTAAGAGTAAAAGCAGTAAATACATTTGGAGCATCATCTTCTTATGTATCAGCACAAAGAAAAATTGTTGGTGCTATTGACCCACCATCAGATGTCACAGATTTATCATGCAATATTACAGGGCAAGACGCACATTTATCTTGGACAGCTATTGATGATCTTGATTTAGCATTTTACC